AACTCTTTACCAACCTTCTTAGGAATGCCAAGGGTTGACTTACCAGCCGCGGCGGCGTACATTGCCTTCTGTTGTTGCTTAGACTCTATTGGCATATTAGCAAGCCTTTTTTGCGTATCCACCCTTTTTCATCATGGGAGGAGGAGTCATTTGATCTACGGGAGCACTAGGAGCAGCAGCCATACCACCACTCATTGGAGGGGGCATAATCGAATCTAAACCACCACTAGTGGCAATTTCTTTAATGTTTGATTCTTTTACTTTAGTTGCGGCACTAGGTGCTTTGGCTTTTTTAGGTTTGGCTAGTTTGATCTTTTTAATGTCGTCTTTGTCGCCAGAGTCTTTCTTCATTTTGATAGAACCACCAGCTTGATAACGACCAACGCAACCGCCTTCTTTCTTCATGCGACCGCCCTTATTTAATTTTTTAAGGTCTGTCTTTTCACCTTCGTGCGATTGTTTGTCGTGCATGGCAAATGCCTTCTTGACAACCTTCTTGTCTTGGGCAATGTCCTTTTCCATTTCTTTGGATTCAGAATGACCGCCATTTTTATAGGCTTTGCCACCGTTAGAATATGCTGACTTGACTGCGCCGCCTTCTTTAAAGCATTGCATTTTTGGTAGAGATTTAAAGCCTTCCATGGTAGTTCCTCAAAGTTAAAATGTGATCAATTCCCTAATACTACTTATGCAAAAAATCAAGGGTTTACGCCCCAGCTAAAAACAACGACCGCTCTATCTGTCTACGCTTTTTAAGAACTGGTGGGGTACTCCAATTAAGGAAGGCATCCCCCGCCTTGTGTACATTACCCTCGTTAAGATGTCTAACCACCTCTGAGCGGGTCATGTTGTCTGGCCCGATGTTATGACACAGGCTCATTAATGCATCGATCTGGTGCCTTCTAGGAATGCTGTTTAAAGCCGATTCTAGGGCTTTAGAGCACTTTTCTAGGTCTCGGTGTAGGATACCCACCACCTCTGCCTCAGAAAGCGAAAACTCCTAGTGCTGCAATGAAAGTAAAAGAATCAAACATTAAAGAAAGCATGCCAAGCGGTGGTTTAGATACCATCATGCCTCCTTCTTTAAGTAGCGAAATGCCTTCTCCTCCCATGATGCGTAAGGGTGGTAATGTTAAAAAATGTTCTACTGGCGGAGCATTAAAAAATGTTGATGCAGAAGACAACCCTGGTTTAGCAGAACTACCAACCCATGTTCGTAACAAAATGGGTTACAAACGTAATGGCGGAAAGATTTGCTAATATGCCAATAGAGTCTAAACAGCAACAGAAGGCGATGTACGCCGCCGCGGCTGGTAAGTCAACCCTTGGCATCCCCAAAAAAGTTGGCAAAGAGTTTATTAAGGCTGGCAAAGCAAAACCAAATCTTCCACAAAAAGTAACTAAACGCGCATCCGGTAGAGGACGTTAATTTATGTCATACTCTGGTACCATCAACCAGACAAAGATCAACATAGATCAGTTGATCTCGTACGCATATCGTGATGCTGGTAAGACGGCAGAAGAAATCACGCCTGAGTATATTGATGCAGGCAAACAAGCACTCTACTACATTCTACAAAACCTATCTAACCGTGGCGTTAACCTATGGCTATTAGAAAATAAAGTCATTGGTGCGCCAACAAACGCACAATGGGTTTCGTTGCCAGAGAGCACGATTGACGTGCGTGAGGCAAACTGGGTTTATATTACCAACCCATCGTATAGTGGTTTACTACCAACATCAAACCCGAACGTGGTTAACCTGTTTGACCAAGACGCAAACGATACATTAGATCTTTTTGCAACGAGTTCATTAGGTAATAACTTTTTTGGTGCGGCGTACAGCAACCAAACACGTTTGTTTTACGTTGGATTTAATGCGTACTGCCCAGGAACAACGGCAACCTATACCCTAGACTTTGAGGTCAGCAACGACGGAACAAATTGGACGGTGTGGGAGTCGTTCCCATCCACCACACTAGCAGATCGTGAGTGGGCCTACTTTAGCATTAACGCCACCCAGCAGTTTTATTACTTTAGATTAAAAAACCGAAACACACTAGCAACATTCTCGTTGCGTGCCATCCAGTTTGCACAGAGCCAGCAAGTCATTCCATTGGCACGACTAAACCGTGACGACTACTGGAACCTCCCCAACAAACAATTCCCAAGCCAGCGCTCACTACAGTACTGGTATGATCGTCTAATTGAGCCACGCATGTACCTGTGGCCCGTACCAAACAATAACTACCAAGTGTTTCAGTTAATCATTGAGACACAGATGCCAGACGTTGGCTCGTTAACCGATGAGTTGTATTTGCCAAACCGTTGGATTGGTTCAATCCAAGCGACACTATCGCACAAGTTGGCGATGCAATTACCACAAATTGATTTAAACCGTGTGCAATACCTCGAGACCATTGCAACCAAATTAGAGTACGACGCGGCACAAGAAGAGCGTGATAAGTCACCGATCTACTATCAACCTAACATAAGTTACTACACACGATGAGCGGCGCATATGTAATGACCTACGACAATCTAGTCGAAGACGTTCAGCGTTACATGGAACGTGATGATGCTGGTTTTGTCGCACAGATCCCCAGCCTAATTGGTTTGGCTGAAGCTGCTATTGCTGCTGAATTAAAAACATTGTTGCAGTTAACCGTGGTGGAAACCACCTTGGCAACCAATCAAGATGTGCTGGCTAAACCAGCACGCTGGCGTAAAACAGTGTCTATGAAGGTTAACGGCACTCCTATGTTGTTGCGTTCGCAAGACTACATTGCACAATATCAATCGCAATCCAGTAATGGACAACCAAAGTACTACGGCGAGTATGACTACAACAACTGGAACTTTGCTCCAAAGCCAGACGATGATTATCCCGTAGAAATTATTTACTACAGTTTAATACAGCCGTTAGACACATCAAACCAAACTAACTTGTTCACGCGCGAGTGCCCACAAGCCATGTTATTTGGCACGCTATTACAAGCACAAGGCTATTTAAAAGCCTTAGACAAAATCCCTGTGTGGAAACAATATTATACCGAGTCACTGGCAGCGCTTAAAAAAGAAGACAGCTCCCGTCGGATTGACAGAAATACCACGGTTCAGGAACCCTAAACTATGCCAATTTATACATCACCATTTACTGGAACAGTTGTTCAGCCAACGGACGTATCGTACTACGAACTTAACTTTAGTGCGAACGTACAGCTTTACTGGCCAGCGGTTGTTAACCCACAACAAGTCCCAGCTGCTCGTATTATCGACTGCACACCGTCTACTTCTAACTTGGTTATTTCGTTACCCGAGGCAAACCAAGGAACTACCGGCGCCGATATTTTAATCCGTAACTTTGGTGGCGTAGCATTTACTGTACAAGACTTTGCTGGTACAGGATCTGTATCAATCCCCGCTGGAGTATCTAAATATTTTTATCTATCGGATAACTCTACTTCTGCTGGTGTCTGGCAAAATGTAACCTTTGGCGCCGGCACATCATCCGCCGACGCCGCTTCGTTAGCTGGAAACGGTTTAGTTGCCCTATCTGGCAAACTAAACACCACACAAAACGTGGTAGAGGTATCGTCAACACCATCAATTACAGACGCAAGCCGTGCCGCTACATTTGTATGGACGGGTGGTAATGGCACATTTACACTACCAACGGCGGCTAGTTTAACTACTGGTTGGTATATTGCGTTTAGAAATAACGGAACTGGTGCGATTACAATCACGCCACAAGGCACTTCAACAATTGACAGTCTAGCAAATATAACTGTTAACCCCGCAGAGTCTGGCTTTATTGTCTTCCAAGAATCCTCTGGTAACTTCTTTACCGTTGGTTTATCTGTACCATCAAATGTAACATTCACATCCGCCACATACGATGTGGACTCAATTGTTGGTAACACATTTAGTTTAGTATCGTACGCACCAATTATCCAGACTTATGTTGCATTAGCCGGCACTCGTGCGGTTGACTTGGATGTCACCCTACCAGCGACAACTCAGTTGTATGTGTTGGTAAACAATACGGGACAAGCTGGATACAATGTAACGTTCCAAATCTCTGGTAGCTTACAGACACCTATTGCATTAAGTAATGGTGGTGTTATTTTGGCGCTTAGTGATGGTAACCAACTGTATGTTATTAGCCAGACAACTGTTGGCGTTTACTACGCAGACAACGGCTCTGCCGCGGCACCATCGTTCTCCTTTACAAATGACACTAACACGGGTATGTATTTAGTTGGTACTAACGTACTTGGACTATCGGCAAACTCTACGCTCATGTTGGAGATTGATAATACCAACACACTAAGTCCACAAGTATCTACACCGGCAACATTTAACGCAGGATTAATTGGTGGCGGGACGTTCTAATGGCTGGAGAAAACAAGCTACCAGATCAGTATAATCTGGTCTACACGCTTGGCGTACAGCCGGGCATAAAACGAGACGGCACAATATTTGAGTCACGGGAGTTTAGTGACGGAGAATGGTGCCGTTTTCAACGTGGCACGCCCAGAAAAATGGGCGGCTACCGTGAGCTGTTTGCAACATTTACCGGCATCCCACGAGGCATGATCGCTAACTCCTTTAATGGGGTTAACTACATTTTTGTTGGTAACCAATACGGTTTAGAAGTATTTACAACAGGCACTACGTTTGGTGTTGGCAGTGGTCCGCTTACTGTAAATATTTTACCTGGCTATGCACCTTTTACATTAGTATCAAACACAACCAGCACGTTTGTAATTGCTGGCGACGTAACCGCGGCGTTTCCTGCCGCAATGACGGTTATATTTGACGACGACATTACTACCGCAACCACGGTAGTTAGCGCAACATACGGAGCACCAAATACAACGGTTACTGTAACCGCCTCAAGTATTGCAGGAACGCCGACAACGGTGTCGTTGTATGACGTAACGTTTACGCCGGATCCAAATTTGTTGTGGCAGTTTGATTTGCAGTATTCACCTGCCGGCGGATCGTTGCAGGTATTGGCACACCCAGGCCGTAACTTGGCTAACATTGACAACGCCATACAGACACAAGTTCTAACTGGCGGACTGTTACCGGACTCACTAAACGAGTGGAATTTTTATGGTTTGGCTGATACTGGTGGGCAAAACCCAACCTATCGCCCAATTGAAGTAGACGGTGGCGTCTGTGTACTGTACCCTTACACGTTTGTGTACGGATCAGATGGGTTTATTGCAAACAACCACGTCGATACAAATACAACATTAGCATTATACAACACACAAACAATTACCGATTGGAACGGCCCAACATCTAACCAGGTCAACATGGCCTCGTCTAAGGTTGTTAAGGGCATACCAGTGCGTGGCGGCACTAACTCACCGTCTGGATTGTTCTGGGCCACCGACAGTTTGATCCGTGTATCGTTTACTGGAACTACTCCGCTGTACTGGCGCTATGATATTATTTCTAGCCAGATCTCGACCATATCATCCTCGTGCTTTGTTGAGATGGATGGTATATTTTACTGGATGGGTGTTGACCGTTTCTACCAATATAACGGTGCGGTCTCTGTACTGCCAAATGATAAGAACGTAAACTGGCTATTTGATAACCTCAATTTTGTACAGCGCCAAAAGGTATGGGCCACCAAAGTGCCCCGGTATAATGAGATCTGGTTCTTTTATCCCCGCGGCGACGCTACCGAGTGTACCGACGCTATTATTTTTAATGTCAAGGATAAGATCTGGTACGACGCTGGCAGCGCGCCAGGGTCGCGTAGATCATGTGGTTATACCACCGAGGTATTCCCAACACCCATCTGGGCTGGTTGGGAAGATTTAAATACGTTTAGTGTTCCGTTTGAGGTAATTGACGAGCCACCCAGCGAGTCTCCACCCAATAATAACCAGGTGTATATTAACGGTGATGTTACGGCTACATTTGGCGCTGGCGACTATATCTCGCTGACAAACACTGGCAGCCCCGTTGTTTATAAAATTCTAACCAGCGTGTTTATGTTTACGTCTGCCATAACGGCGACTAACCCAGAGGGTGTGACATTAATTACTGTAGAAGAAAACTTTGACCCCATTCAAGTTGCCGGCGATTACATCTATTATATTGAAGGTGGATACCCACTTTGGCAGCATGAGTTTGGCACAAACGCGATTACGTTTAACCAAGAGTTTGCCATTACATCTAGCATCACGACCTGTGACATTAGCTGGGTTGGCGGGATACCATCACAAGATAGCCCAACCGGTGTAAACCGCAGGATGCACCTGCGTCGTATTGAGCCTGATTTTGTACAGTCCGGCACAATGGCTATGACCATCTTGGGCCGTAAGTTTGCCCGTGGAGATACAGAGACCTCTGGGCCATTTTACTTTGACCCAGACACCGGCAAGATTGACCTGCGCGTAGAACACCGCGAAGTACGTCTTAAGTTTGAGTCCAACGTGCTTGACGGTAACTTTGAGATGGTCCGCCTGC